CCTACCCTCCGCTGCCAGAAATGGCAAGCGCCCTGGGGTTCATCTGTCGTAACAGACGTTAGAACCCTATAGGGAGGAAAGAGTAGGCCTGCTGTGCACACCCACACCTCAGAGTAATCTGAGAACACAAGAAGGGATCTCCTCTATGGCATCTAACGTACCTCGTGAAAAAGAAGAACATAACGATGTTCCTCTCCCGGAGTCTTTTAAAGACTCCGAACGAGGCAATCCTCCCGTTTCAACGAAAGGATTGCGCGTTAGAACTGTCACCTCCAAATTATGGAGGTCGGAAGGACATCCAATCAACCGGAAAACCGGTAAGAGGATGAGTGGTGGTCCATTTCATGTGACCCACGTCGAGGAATTTTCACATCCTTGTCGTGTGTTCGAGATGTGCCGAACAACTAACGGTGTAGATAATTTCTATACCGGTCCGTTGAACGGCCCTCTCGTTACAACCACAGTTCTGAGTTCATTGTATCCGTCCAAACCGTCCGACTGGAATGAAAGTTCCATGAAGACAGATGGTACGACTGCAATTTCTCAGTGTGCTCCAACGAATCCTACCGCTCAGCTCGCTACGACTTTGGCTGAATCTGTTAGAGAGGGAATTCCCTCTCTTCCAGGTATACAGTCTTGGAAGAAGCGGACTGAAGCCGCCAAGGCGGCTGGGTCGGAGTATTTGAACTACCAATTCGGGTGGGCACCGCTCGTTTCCGAAGTTGGAAGCGTAACGAATGCCGCCCGTAATCATCGTGACATAATGCAAAATTATCGTCATAATGAAGGTAGGGACATACACCGACGATTCGATTTTCCGATAGAGACTCAGGTACTTGGGTCAGAAGTCTTGACCCCTGCTTACTTCGGAACTACCAACGTTAATAATTTCGCTGGTTATGTTGCCGGAGAAGGAGTACCTGCAAGGCGCACCTCGTCTGTAACTAAGACAAGGAAGCGTTGGTTCGAGGGCTGCTTTACTTATGGCGGTCCGTCTGGAACTGACTATTTCAGACGTGCCATAGGTTTCGGCTCGGAAGCCGATGCAGTCTACGGACTCGCGCTGACTCCAGATGTTCTCTGGGAGTTGACGCCTTGGAGTTGGGCCGTCGATTGGTTTACGAACACTGGTGACGTTATTCATAACGTCACTAACTTCGCGCTCGCCGGTCTTGTGATGCGGTACGGATACATGATGGAAGAAACCATCTATGAGTATTCGACAATGTATGAGGGCCAAGTAGTTCGGAGGAGGCTCACCAGCAATGGTGTGTCTCCAAGGAAATACGGACCCTTGCCATTGGAGTCTACTGTTACCGGGAAACGTATTGTTTCTCGTAGTAGAGTCGCCGCTAGCCCCTTCGGGTTTGGTGTTGGCTGGGAGGGTTTGTCGCCTACCCAGCTCGCCATAACTGCAGCAATCGGTATCACCCGGTTGTTGTAGTAGTTGTTCATACTACGAAACCAGGTGACCGAGTCACCATTTACCTAAGGAGTGTGCCTATGGCACTGACCGATCCCCAGAAATTCAAAGAAGTATCTGGGACGGAAGTGACAGCTCCCCGTGTTTCTACGGGGGACTTCAAATCCGTGTATGAGACCTCTGACGGTCTGAATAAGTTGACTCTGTCTACGACAGAATCCGCTTCAAACAGAAAGCGTCATTTGGTCCGGATCGACGTTGAAAAGCTAGCTACCAACATTTACGAAGAATCCAAGAAACAAGCGGTCTCGATGAGTGTTTATCTCGTCATTGACCGTCCTGTTAATGGATACACCGTAAGCGAATGTAAGAAACTGGTTGAAGGCCTTGTTGGTCTTCTTTCAGCGTCTACTTACGCTCTTACTGAAAAGGTCCTCGGGGGAGAGAGCTAAGCTCTCTTCTCCTCTGGATGTCCTTCTGTTCCATCTGTCTGATGGTCCGGAAGGTGCTCAGTAAGGTGTTGGCGACCATGTTTGCTTGTTTAGAAGCGCTGGTCGAAACCCTCGAACAATCGAGAAGGTGATGTTTTCACCTGGCGATTGAGAAAGGGAGGTAGCCTTGCGAGGCGATTATGATTATCACCACGCAACCGCAGGTACGCAACACGTTGTCACTATTGTTTTGATAGTGATTGCGTTTATGGCCCTTGCGGGGCTTTTCATAGGCCTGAACATCCTTGATCACCTGTAACAGTGATCAGACTCTTGGTAAGGAGTCTTGGATGTTCTCCCTTCAGTGTGTTAGGCTAAGGATAACCACCTCTATTAGGAGGGGCTATGAAAAGCCTGACAGCACTCTGGAATGTACTCGCCAATGAAATGGCGGGTAGATGTAGCACAAGCACCACCATGGACATTAATACCGTCCATGAACGTACTAAACACGAGGGTTTATCGTTTTTGACGATAACCCTTCCAACCTTTGGAAAAGACTTTCAGTACTGTCTTGACCAAGGGTTCGTTGTTCCCAAAGCCTTTTCTTCCTTTCGGAAGACGGGCTCGTGTCTCCCCTCATTTCTGAGAGGTTTCACGGAACAGGTGTTTAGTGCTGATGCTGGTGTCCTTCTGGACGCCCCAAATGTAGAAGCTATCTATGCTGTAAGACAATTGACTTTGATCTTCAGCAAGATTCTTCTTCCTTGCACTCCCGAGAGGGAGCGTAAGGCTATGTTGGATTACGTCCAGTGTGATAAGGAGGTCAACGATGTCGAATCCACTCTTCCAGATTCTGATTTTTCTGAATTTGGTCGTATGGCTCGACTGTTGTTTAGTGATCTCTTCTCATCTCTAGATCGTGAGATC